GCCCTGCATCGAAAAGGTGCATTCCTCTTCGTCCCCCCCTATCATCTCTCGTTACTTCGTCATCATCTGGTGATGATTACTGAGAGTGAAGGACTGGCTCGAACCGAGCCAAGTCCATTTCCATACTTGTTGGGCAGAGTATGGATCTGCGTAGTCCCCAGGGAGGGCTGTAGCCGACTGTTCGCCCGAAAGCGAAGAGAGAGCCTCCTCTCTGGAGTAGGTGCTGCGTGGTTTGTCTCGCGAAAGCTCTTTTCTAAGGAGCTCACACCATGTGGCCTGACGTCGCTTATGCAAGCGCGTCTTATACGCGAGGACCCGATGTTCAAATCTCTGGAGGTCTTTGTTATACCTCCTCTTGAAGAAAACATCGTTACTACTACGAGGTAACATCCGGATACACCCAGGATAGGGCAGATCCGTCCTCGGGAAGACATAGCCAACCGCAGTCTCAATTACTGAGATCACGGCAGCGGCTTCAATCTCCCCAAATTTGGCAATGACTTCATTGCACAAATCAGCAGCAGTAGCAAGACCAGTACCGACGCTCGAAAGGAAGCTCCGGACTCTGACAGGGGTAACATCCACACCTAAGTGGTAGTCGCCCCCACAGGATTCCCGGAAGGGTCCAGACGAGTAGGTCTTGTCACGATTGACCTTAAGGCCTATCGATTCAAGACTTTTAATCACGCCATCCGTATAACGGGACGGAATGATTATATCGTCGCCGTACACATAAACTTCTTCAGGTGTAGAAAAGGAGGCTCCCAAGCGGTAATTTAACCACCTGGACTTACCTGTCAATCCTTGACCGTTCGAAGCGTAGTGCATGTAGGCTGAGGCGCAAGCCCAGAAAACAAGCGCTTCCACTGGAAAACAGCAAGAACTCCCCATAGGGGCGAACTTGTTGAGTTCTACCACTTCTCCATTCGGAAGAAGCGTGCGAGGTGTTCGACAAGCATCAAGTGCTTCAACCCATTCGGGCGGAAACACAGCCTGTACGAGTTTCCAAGACACGCGATCCGAAGCCTCAGAT